GTACATTAGACGATTCAATAAATTGAGCTCACTTATTAAAAACTCCGCACGATCTGACAGCTCAAATCGTACTTAAAAAACTAAGTAAACTTGAACCGTCACTGACACAACTAAAAAGTCATGCCAGGTCCCCGGCTCTAGGGACAAATTTATATGCATAAAACATATAATTGTACAGATAAATATATATAATATATAAACTAAACTGTTGGTGGTATTGCTTCATAATACAATGGAGGAGGACCAATGTAAAAGAAAGGAGTGAAATCTTCCCCAGCAGCATAAAAGATTCCAATAGGCAAAAGACCAGATGCCTCAGCTGCCTCTGTTGTTGCCAAAATCTTCCAACATGGAACATTAAATGGACCATTAGTGTCGAACCCTGGCGCTTGACGTGATAACGAAAACCTATACTCTGAATAATAAGGCACCTCAAAACTCAAAGTAGGGTTAACTTGTGGTGACATAATCATTCCTCCTTCAAGTCCGGTTCCGTCATCATAAAACTTGACCTGATCATCCTTATCACCTGTGCTCACAGTTATAGTACTAGTGGGTTGACATCCACTATACCTTGTAGCAAACAAGCTGGTGACAGACTTACAACATGCCAAAGAATTGGCATCGACCAATACTCTAACTGCGCCTCTCCAACCCACAAACGCAGAAGAAATGTAGGTAAGTAAAGTCGTGTGTCCGTAAGCGTATGGACCACCAGTGGCAGGCTTCAAAATATTGGATGACGCAGCAGTGTAAAATCCAGGAAAATATGGAAACACTGATCGTTGCACCCTAATATCATTTCGCGTTGTAGCAATGGGCATTCCAAACGTTTCATGTCTCGTGTAACGTTTTAGCATTTGCCTAAAGCTACGAATAGACTCACCAAAATGCACATGGTTAGTAGCATCAACCAATGAAGTCTGCTGAGCAGCAACTTCTTCGGCTTGTGGAACGACCAAATCAGTAGATCGTGCTGGACTCGCTGCATTTGAAATGCGCATGCGATTAACTTTCTCACCTGTAGGCATCGCAAATTCAAGATCATCACCAGCTGATACCCAAACTAGCACTACTATATCATTGTTGACCGTGTTATTTGGTGCAACCAACTTGTTTGTAACACGAACTGATACAGTACCATTACCAAACTTATCAACAGTCGAATCATAAAACAAAGGGTCAGTGGACTGCCAATCGTCCTCAAGATTGGTAACATCTCCCAAATCACGATAAGTAGTAGTTTGACCCCAACCAACCACATAATCAAATTCAGTGGTTTCAGCTAAATCAACTATCATATGATGAGCAGTATTATACTCTCCCAACGCTAAACCATCAGGCCGAGTCTTGACGGGATCATAACATATTGATAGACGCCCACGATGAAATGCTGAAGCAACAACCTTGAAGTGGAACTTGATAGATCCTCTCCACTTCTTAAACGGTAAGCTAGCAAACGACATCGCAGTGTGGGACGTACTACCATCAGCATTATCGCGATACAACATAGGATTAACAACACAATTCCACAGTAATGTCTCTTCTGTGGTACCCATAGCCCAGGGAAACTGGGCCAAATAAGACGGGCGACTAGCTATGTAATTAATGTCAAGTTCATCTTGACCTGACAAACCAACAGTTCGACCATCTATAGTCAATTCTTGCTTACAGTCAACACTCAATTTTTGTGTGTCATCTGGCATATTAGTAACAGCAATAGATCCTTTTGTAATAGGTCGATACATCGATGACTCCAACAAAACGGGTCTACTATATCCAAAAACAGAAGCCAGTGCTGAAATAGCACTAGCACCTATTTCCGTAGCACGCGCGTACGGTCCTATCCAAGGTGCCGTTTTCAAACGAGCGGCTAAATTGGCAACAATACCAGCAGGTTTACTAATTGGACCAGTTGCAGATGTATACTCATCAGCTTGAGGGACAATCCCAGATGGATTAACATGTGTAGGAACACCAAGTCGCACATTAGAAGCCCAAGCAAACACTTGAATATCAATGGTTGTCCCAGCATCATTAGCGTGTTTCAATGGTGTAAAACTCTCAACCACTATAAAACCCATCTTAGACATCTCCTGACTAGGCACGTCCAGAGCATTTCGATAATAAAAGAAAGGCAAAACCATTTCTCCTCCCTCACTAGTTGTAGGGTTCAGCAAAATGTTCGGACGCTGAGTAGCTAACACTTTAGTCGAATCAGCTCCAGAAATAGGAGACAAATCGTCGTTTGAATACAAAGGTATGTAACTAGCCATGGCTCTACCGTAATGAAAAGGAGTGCCATTGACAACAAATTTCACATGCAAATCACATTGCATCAATTTAAAATTGGAAATGCGATTCACAACACGAGGATTCGTAAAATAATCAAACCAAGGATCCAAACCTCCTGTCAAACTACCAGAAGTAGGCCACGTAAACTCCGTTATTTTAATTGGTCGTGACATGAAATCTTGCAAACTCATGTCTGTAGTCATAGGAGCTTCTGTCAAAACAGTAAGAGGAGCTTCATCACCAACCTTATCCCCAGCAGAACTATCAAAAAACGTTGTAGTTTGTTGATGCTCTCTGGATTCTTCTCCAGTTTCTTCAGCATGGGGATAATTCGTGCCATCCAGCACTAACGTTTTAAGGAAAAACGCTAAACCACAAGATTCATTATTTACATTTTCTTGTTTTGTAACCCATTATTTACAAGACAAACTCCCGGGTCAGGGAATAAGTCCGTTTTTGTTCATTGTGTGCAGTCGAAACACTCTCCTAAAAAGGAGTAAACCACGAGGGGTTTGACTATATAAACAAAGCCTAGTAAATGCAATATGAACAAATATACAACATATACTGGTATCCAATGTTTACATTCCTTTTAACTTAGTGTGCGCAGGGAACGCACAGAGGGACAAAATAATTTTCCGATTTATTCGTACTTCTCCTTCCAATGCTCTACTCGATCATCGTAATTGAGATTAAGAGCTGGAACTGGGAGACGCACCTTTTTACATGCTGCTTCCAATTTCCTACATCGGTCTACATAAGTATCACGACCATGCGCAAACCACTCATGTGCAGCAGACTCGACACAAGCAGCGGCCACTTCTCTCTTAGTGGCTTCCTTGGATTTCAAGTTAGCGTGTAACGATTTAAAAATGGAATCTTCCTCCAACTTTCCAATTTCTCGATCAATCTCTGGAATATAATTACTGGTTCGCTTAAGAAAATCCAATTCTCTCGAGCCCAAAAACTTCTCTTCCTTATCACTCTTGCTAGGATGAGTAATCTTCACAGAATACTTAGCCAAGTACCTCTTAAAGGAGACAAAATTGAATTCACTAAACTCTGGTTTCACGCTCCCAATAAAATCATCACCATAAGTGACAGCAGCAACACAACTCCTGAAATCTTCTTGCTCCGGATAAATGCTAAAGAAACCCATACGAACGTACAAACTATTCGCAATACTATTGACTATGACCGTCAAACTATTTCCTGAAGCATTCATGTTGAAAACTTGTAATAAAGTTCCGTTATAATCCAAAAATGGATGCACCACATCATATATCATCATTCTCATGATGTACAAATCCTCATCTGAATACCCATGAGCTTGAGCAAGTTCAATCAAAGAAACATATACAGCAATTGTAATTTGGGAGATCATTTTGACATCAAACTTAGAATAATCCCATCCAATGTCTGTTCTCCCATCTGAGTATTTGCTAGCATGCCTCATTAAGGTCTGCCAATGAGGGCCAAAAGCATTGATGCCCACAGCACACTCCGATTCAATTGAGTGAAATCCTAAAAATCTAACAATCTTCAGGAAATACTTTCTCATCAAAATGGACAAAACCACAGGAGACCCTTGAAAAACTCTCACTTTATCCTTGGTCACAACTGTCGGTTCATCCTTGAGTGTGCTGGACCACACGACATTGGCTCTCTTTCCGTTTTTCCAACATGTTTCTACACGCTCCAATTCGAACTTAATCTCATTGGAAGGTATCCGATCAACTAATACACCATTCTCTACAACATCTTCAAAATGTTTCCTCTTAGACTGGTATATCGGATGACACATACTCGTTGTCATATTCAATGGATCAATAAACTTTTCTCCTGGAATGCCTAGTATGGCCTCCTTCAAGGTTAAAGGTCTTATATCAGGTATAGCACCAACTTTAGCCATTAATGGTTTCAACCAATCCTGGCGGGCACGTTCCAATTCATCAGGGAAAAAGGTGATTCCAGGATCCGCCATGTGCTCAAGTGTAGCATTAAATGCTTTCCAATTGGGTAACAATTTGGGTGGTCCCCATTTGGATTCAACACCAAACTCATCTGCAACAGCATCAGAAAGAATACTCTTCTCCACCACTGACTTTTGGCTCATACGCAAACGCGTAGATCCCAATACTTCAATTGGAGCAGAATCGGGTAATCGTGACGCTTCAGCATGCGCGTGAACAGGACCAGAAATGACCTGTTTTCCCATTATGATACTAGGGAAATCATTGGATTCTGCACCAACAAAATTCCCTCTAATAGAGACAAGTTGCTCAAGCCATCGTTCGTGGTCTGAAAGAAGCACCGTCTGCATGACACCTTTACCGTAGTTATCACCACCAATATGAAAACCCACTACAACGGGAGTCTTACCATCTAATATCAATGGACCCATACAAGCGCCAACTTTAGCCAAATTCGTACGATACTTCCCTCCATAGAAAGACCTGTACATATGGGCCGTTTGACAGTACTCTACACTCACTGCATCGTTCTGTAGCTCAAACTCCTTATCTCTGACAATCAATTGTGCCATCGAGCTTCCAGTTGGAAGACTCGTTGGTAAAAATGATGTCAGAGTGGCGAAGTCTGGACTTTTAGCCACATTAACAACTACCAAATCCCTGTCAGTAAAAACACATTGGTCAACCGAAACGGCCTGTTCAAAACGCGAACCTGGTCCTTTACCGCGGGATATCTGTATTCTAAGATGATTAAATCTCGGCTTTGACATGTCCGACTTAGGGTGAAACACGTGTGCTGGCATCCACATAACACCCTTTCTCGGAAAGAAAACATCACTACGTGTCTCTGAACCATCAGGTCTAGCGAATGTGGCAAAACACACATTTTTGGAAACCTTGGAAGCAACTTGGTCTGTGGAAGCATGAGCTACACGCTTTTGAGCACCAACTTGCACTTTCATTCTATCTATAAAGCCAAACCATCCAGGACTATCATCGCTGACAAGACTGGAGTTCGGTTGTATCTCACGTGATTTCAACCACATATGAACCATCTTAATGCCAATCAAAACTCCTGCCAATGCGGCAGCAGCGTTCTTTGCATTAGACGACAATGGGGCTCGAATCATATCTCGTAAAGCGTCAGAGCGTGCCAAATATTCTGACTTGTACACTTGGCATCGAGCACAATACTGTGCGTATAGCAACAAAATCCAAAAATACCCAGATAACGCCACCTTAACAAACAAATCAGGCGCTTTGTTATCATAAGCAATGTAAGAACCTACAACAATGTAACCCATTACCAATCGAATCCATGGTTTTAAATCACATATTGCTGCAGTATGCTGCCAACGAAAAACAATGTACTGGAAAAATCTCGTCTCAAACACAAATTGAGGTGTGCAAGCAATCAAAAAAGGCGTCGCATACGTGTTCATAGCATACGATACTTCACGCGCTAATTGCCTGGTGGCAATAGCACGTATAGGCCTAAAACCCATCACCCACGCTAATGTCTGAAATGGAGCATACACTCTATCCCAAGCATCAGCACAAATTTTTCCAAAAATCGAGGTTGCAAAGGCCTGAATCAATTCTTGTGAATGTGGTTTCGTATCACACTCACAATATGGCTTCACCATGCAACAATGTTCACAACAAGGAGCTTCATCAAAATCTTTGGACCGCTTCATAACATCATACTGTGACAACTTGTGCTTCTTAGCAAGAGAAACAATCACTTTAAGGTACGTTTTCAAGTCCAATTTTTCACACCTAACCATCTTGCCATCAATTTCTTCTTCAACTACCTGAAACTTATGCATAGGCATTGCAGGCAAATTCGGACACAACACACTCTTTTCTATAGTCAACTCCCAAAGGTCATGCACCAATGATGCATTTACCAAATCAGGGTGTGCCGGGTTCAAAGCTATGCTACCTGGCAATCTATATTCAGGCTTGACACTCACACGAGTGTGCAATATTCTACTCAAAGAAGCTTCAACAATCTCAGTATAAAGTGGTACAGAATAATCCACGTGATTGGATGTAATGACACCAACTTTGAAGTCTATAAAAACAACTCCTTTGCTGGCTAACTCAGCCTTCACTGCTGTCGCAGCCATATTATTGAAAAACTTAATGATGATGTCTGTCGGGCTTGTCACGACGAATTGGGCTTTACCATTGCCCATATCGTCAATATAAATACCTTGAACATCGGAAGTCATGGTCGAATCATACTTATCAAACATGTCTTTAGTTATGATCCTATCTGGATTATACTCGAAACCCATTGCCACAAGAGCTGTTTTCATAACAATTTTGGCAAGCGTAGATTTCCCAACTCCAGATGGACCAGTTAGACCAATACCAAAAGGCCTAAACCTAATGGCAGTATTACGTCTCTTAGCAATGATCCTTTCTTTCAATGACATCAGAGTGTTATATCTCTCAAAAATCCACAAACTCAAAGAAGAGTTAGCTTTTGTTTTCCTCACATATTCACAAGTGCACAATAAATCGTCAACCTCTTTTTCAAAGTCTCCCATATCTCCGGAATTTCCATTCAAAATGGAATCCGCAGAAGCAACGACATTCATATAAGTAGTGTTAAACTGCTCAATTCGATTGTCACTATAAAACAGCGGGTTGAGTGATTTCTCTTCAATAATCCTATATCCTGTTGTAGCAGTCCACTCAAGAACATCAACAAATGCATCCATAACAGACACAGCACTCATTTGCTTGTCCATTGCTGGTAACGCAAAAATCTCAAATCCATTAACGGTCCATTCAACACCGTTGATCTTACACACAGTCATTGACAAAACGGCTGAGATCAAATACGATATTTTTCCAAAAATAGAATTTGTTCGCAAAAGAGTCCACTTCTGCTTGACATCAGCTGCAGTCCATGCATGAGGTTCAATAACTCTCTCTTCCTGAGGTAGCTTACGAAACTGCTTCATCACTAGGCCAAACAAACTGGTACTTGTAATTCCTTTCAAATAAGCAAGTAAGTCTGCTATCAAATCATTTACATTGCGTGCTCTCGACATTTTATACATCAAAATCGCAAGGCCCTCGACAACAGATACCCACTCATCGATACCTTCAATACCTTTAATACCACTCACAACACTGAGTAATTCGCTAATCTGTTCAGCTTGTTCTTCCACAACTCCTCCTTCATCGGAATGTGGACATATTTGTCCATCTGACGAATCCTCATCACTAGTTTCATCATGCCCAGGGCATTCAATACCTCTAGGCGAGCAAAACACACAATAATTTGGGTGATAAGGACACATAAAATGGCACACATGATGGTCATTAAAATGAGAGCATTCACAATATGTTTCCTGACACACAGGACAACAAATCACAGTATTTACAAAGTGACAATGTGAACACCAATCATGGCCATCATTTTCGAGATCATATTCTACACACCTGCAGAATCTCTCGTATTCATTACAACAACAGCAGATACTCCAAATACTTTCATTTGTAAGATCTGAAGTACTATCTGTTGCACTATTGCTATCATAATCCTCTTCGGCCTGAGGATAAACAATAGATTTAGGGTCGCTAGTCTCAAGTCTAGGTCGCTTGAATCCTCCTACATTGGATTCAACGGTTTCTACATCAGATTTCTCGTAAAAGCCAGTTAACGATCTGGGAACGTCCAACAGTGACGACGAGTTTCTTTTGTGACCTACCTGGTCAGAAACATCATCGTATGATGAAAAATGTTTTGTAGTGTAGCCTACTACGGAGGGATTCTCTTGATCAACAGATCTCTGAGGATAATTTCTATTCATTTTAGAAAAGGCGTTTTAAGGAACTCAAGATGGCCGAACATCTATTTATCCAAAGGTACGCCGAACCTGATTGAGAAATCGGCTTAATACTGTTCTCCTCTCAGCAATCGAGCTTTGGCAGATAAAAATCTGCCGAAGTTTCCTCCACAAAAGTGAAGACACGGATTCTTCCTAAGAATCTACCGTCGTTTCGATATTTCCTGTCTCAAATAATCCAAGTGTTATGGATAATTTATACAGGCGGAGAATAGAACATTTTTACCCTGCTAAGGGAGGTGCGTTCTAACACCCGAAAATAAGTAAAAGTACACGACTCAAAACAAGTCTAAAA